CATAGAACGCCAGCATCGGCACAGCGCTGATGTGGAGCTGGTTGTCGAGGTCGCTCTGGATCTGATACGCCTTGAGGTTTAGCTCGGCGATATCTTCCAACGGCGGACGTGACTCCATGAATCCATGGCGTTGCGCATAGGCGACGCTAAACGGGATCTCGCTAAGGCTGGTGCGGCCTTCGTCGACAATTTCAAACTCGCCGTTGTCTTGTTTCTGGTGAAGTTGAAACTCACCTGGCGTCAGTACGCGGATCTGCTCCACTGCCTTCTCGCCGAACTCGCCATCAGGCACGGTGACCATCTCAGCCAGTCGCAGCTGCGTTAGCACCTGCCGGCCTTCCTGCTGCTCAGCACGCCAGCCAAGGATCTGCCGTGGTGTGTAGCTCACCCAGTAGGGTCTCCCCCCATCAGCAGGTGCATCCACCAGTACACCAACGTGGCCATAACGGACCATCTTGCGGGTGGTTTCGTAGGTCCAGACGTTGAGGTCATTGCCTTGGAGGTCAACATCAAACAGCTGCTCGCGGATCACATCAGCGGTGTCATCCAGCCTTACGGGCTTGCGCGTCAACATGCCGGCCAGCATCCGCTCTAAGCGTTGATAGAACGGCGGGCATACGCTACGCGCTAGGCGGTTGTCGTAGGACTCATCCAGCTCGCGGGGTTCCTGCGGCAGGTAACGGCGATGCTTGCGGCGCATCCCATAGGTGCCCTGCATCAGATCTTCAATCAGGATCCAATGCGCCTCTTGTGCGTACCATGCAGTATTGGCATCCTGCACGCGAGTAACGCGGCGCTGCGCAATTGGCCGGTCGTATGCGTTAAAGCCGGTGTACATTACAGCGCCGCAGTCATAGGTGCAGTTTAAGCAGCAGTCAGCGTAATGCTGTTGCCGCGTATCTTGATGTCAAACTCAGCGCCGGGTTCATAGCCCATCTCGCGCATGTAGCCGTCACCGATCTGCAGCTTGCCGTTGAATTGCACCTTGGCTTTATAGGTCAACTTGCGGCCTTTGCTAGCGGGCTTGCCGCCTAGGTCAACACCTTTGGCTTCCAGCAGCGCCTCATAAAACTGCGTGAATGCCAGACGATCCTTGATGAGGTAGCCGCAAGCGCGCACCAGTTCGGACTTAGGCGCATCGCCCAGTTCTTTGACCTTGGCGAGTAGTTCAGCACCCTTGAGCATGGGTAGGGGTAATGGTTGGCGGAATCAATATAGTCTGATGCCAGTGCTGCGGCCAGCACCTGCGTGCAATGGGTTGAATTCGCGCCATACAAGGTAGCCCAGTGCGTCGTTCATGTGGTCATGGCCGGCATCCTTATCTGGGTCACCCTTGTCGGTGTAGCACTGCAGCTCTAGGCATTCGATCAGCCGCTTGCAGCGCTGGTGGATGGTGAGCCGGACTTGACCCTTGCCGTTTTCCAGCAAAGCCTGAACAGCAGCCACGCGATCACGGACGGGAGGATTTGCCCGTGGTGACTGGTTTGACATGCCGTAGGACTCCAGGATTTGGATGTCGGTTTGGCTTGCGTTGGTGCTGCGGTTGCCGCCGCTGGCATCTGGGTAGATGTAGATGCGCCGCTGCGGGTAACGCGCTTGGATCTCTTGCGCCAATGCGTCGGTGTCATGGGCGCCGCTAATCTCATCAATCACTAGCAGGCTGCTGCCGCTGCGGACGCCGATCACAGCAGACATGTTGCCAACGTTGAAATCAACGCCAATACGCAAGGGCTCGCGGTCAAGGTCGGGCAGCTCAGCCACCACGTGCTTCTCACGGCTGAAGCGGTCATAGATGGTGCCCGTGGTGAGGTTGACGAACTCTCCATCCAAATAGGCCCGCAACAGGTTGGGGTCGTAGTTGGCCTCTAGTCGCTCGATAAAGTCCGGCGGCAGGTGCGGATTATCCGCTGACCGCATCTTGATCAGCTTGCGGTCATTGCGACCTTTGGCATCCTCGCTGCCGAATGTGTTCCACATCCAGCGGAAGCCCTCCGGTGTGGATGCAGCCCCAAACTGCCGCACATTGCCTGACCGCAAGCGGCCAAGGATCTTAGGAAATGCCTTGTTGGCAATGCTTGGCGTCACCGTGTCGATCTCATCAGCCAGCACCCATGCAAGGTTCAAGCCGATGATGCGGCTCCAGTTCTCGAAGCTACGGCACAGGATCTTCGTGTCGCCGCCTGGTAGGTGCAGCATGTATTCCGGCAGCGGGCTTGCCCTGAAGGTGTACGGGATCTCATACGCCTCCAGAAATTGCTCGAAGTCGTTCTGCCAGATATCACGGATCAATGGGCCAGTCGGCTCCATTACTGCGCCGATGAAGCCTTGATTAGCGGCTGCAAGCATGACAGCTTTAGCGCACAATGCACGTGTCTTGCCGGCGCCATAACCGGCTGAGATGCCAATGATCTCTGTTGCAGTGTCATCTACAAACGCAAGCTGGCCAGGGTGCAGATCAGCCCGGATGCGGTTGAGCAGATCGCCCGTGTCTTCTTGCGTAGCAACATCCATAAACCCAAGCAGCTTGCCGGGTTCAACAATGCCGGCGAGCAAGCTCACGAGATCTCAAACCGCAACAGCTTGGCCTGGTCTTCTAGCGCTTTAATTGCAATGCTGAGATTGCCTTTAGCGCGTGCTTCGCGTTCGTAATCCTGCAGCCTCGCTAGTGCGGCTTGCAGCCATTGCGGGCGTTCTAGTTCCGAATCAAGGGCAATCAGCTTGCGCGCTTCCGCCATGTAATCGCGCACTTGGCGCTCGCTGACGCCCCACAGCTCGGAACCGTGTTGAACGATCTGATGGTGGCTGTGAGCACGCAGGATGAGTTCATAAACCACATTGACGCGGTTCTGAATCTCATCCTTGGTGCTCTTCTTTGCCATCTATTAGCCCTTAATTTGCACAGGCATTACAAGATACGTTACACCATCCATGCCGCTAGGTGTCAGCACCACGGGTGTGGTTGCCGTATTGGCGTGCATGGTGATGGCTTCTGCGGGCTTGAACGCCTTGATGCCGTCTAGCAGGTAGTGGACGTTAAACGCCCATGCGCCCTTTGCGGTGCCGTCTACCTTGAGCAGCTCTTTGCCGTTGTTGGCATCGGCTTCGGCGGTGATGGCGATGGTGCCACCTACTGCCTCGATCTTGACGATCGAGTTGTGCGCATCTGCGATGACGGCAACACGCTCTAGTGCACGTGTCAAGCGGCGACGATCAGCGGTGATGGTGCTGGTGAAGTCAGTGGGCAGCAGTTTAGCCACATCTGGGTAGGTGCCATCTAGCACGCGGCTGTAGATGGTGATGCCATCGCCGGCATCAATGACGGCTTGACCGGCTGCCATGGCGATGGTGACCACGCGATCCTGCAACAGGCGCATGGTGCTGGCCGGTAATACCACGTCGAGGCCAGTGGGCAGGTCGATCGGGTAGCGCATGAGGCGATGCCCGTCAGTCGCTTCCATGTGACCGCTGCCAAGGTGGATGCCTTGGAGCATCTGCTTGCTGGCATCGGTGCTGGCGGCTGCCATGCAAGCGCGGATACCAGCGGATAGGTGCAGATCGCTCGTAGCAGCGTCTACAACCGGCATGGCGGGGTAATCCGCCGCATCCGCCGCTGCAAGCCCGTAGGAGCCGCTAGAGGCCGTCAGAGCGCCATCTGCGAGGGTCAGAGCCTCATCGCCATCAAAGCGGCTTACAAGGCCAGCTAGCAGCCGATACGGCAGCGCTACGGCGCCATCAGTGTCCACTGCAGCAGGAATGGTGACGGTGATGCCGAGATCAAGGTTGAAGCCGGTGATAGTGAGGGTGCCAGCAGCGGCATTGATCAGGCAGCAATCAAGGATCGGGTGTGAGCTGCGATGGCCAACAGCAGGCGCAATGGTGCGGAGCGCGTGATCGAGATCAGCTTGGCAGGTAGTGGCTTTCATTTGACGGTGGCGGCAGTGACGAGGCTGGTGATGATGCGTTCGTAATCAGCGGCGAAGCTATCCACGAGATCCATGGGTAGCGGTACGCCGTCATCAATGGCGTTATCGGCAATGGCTGCGGCATACGCAACGGCTTGCGTCATGACGTCATGCAGCCGGTTGATCACCGGTTGTTGCTTGGCTGGGATGTGAATGAGCGATGACATATGCGACGAGAGTTTCAACATGACGGCGGTTGAGGTCACCGCGCATAAATGCGCAGGCGTCCGCCACCAGCGCATGGTACGCCGCCGTAGTCAATCGTGCAACACCACCGTCGCCTAGAGCACGCTGCCGAATCAGGTGCGCACGTGGGATGCCATGCGCCGCTGCTTCGGCGTTGAGTCGCGCCAAGTCGGCGTTGGTGACATTGAGTTTGATTTCAGGCATTTCTGGTGTGTGGATGGTGCAAATAGTAGGTCGGACGCAAAAACCCTGTCCACGACTGGGTTCGGACGCAAGCGGACGCAAGTCGGACGCAAAAAACCCAGTCATACCAAGGGAGGACGCAAAATCGGGATTTTCCCTATCCCCCCCCTATATGTGTGTTTTTGTTCACGCCGTTACATTTCGCCTCTTGTTTCTGTACTTGACTTGATTTACCCCTATTTGCGTCCGAACAGAAGAAAAGATAGATAGGGACTGGGTTTTTGCGTCCGAAATTTGCGTCCGATTTGCGTCCGACCCGGACGCAAGTTGCGTCCGACATCACGACCACAAGTCCAGCTTCAGACCCGAGATGAGACGCTCACGGGTCTTACCCGAGCCTCTGTCGGACGCAAGTTTTGGGAAGATCTGCCGCAATGCCAGCACCAGAAGCCTGGGCGCCTTGACCGTGCGATCACTTGGCGGATCCATCAACCACCTACCTTTGTCGTCCAAATAACCCTCCTCTCGATACCACTCTTGCAGCGCATCCCATACCCGCTTTGTTGATACCTGAGAGCCTTCTTGGTAGGTCAGTCCGATAGAGTCACAGAAGTCCCATAGGTGGCAGCTAGCTCTACGTACGTCCTGCATTGCTTGGCTTCCGGTTGTGTAATCAATGCCATCTGCAATGCTGAGGGACATACCTTCCAGCAGCCAATTCAGGAATGCAGGACATATCTGCTGCTGGATGAAATCAGGGTCATCCTTCAGCTTGGGATCAGCTTGTAAGTGGTTCGGTTCTGTAGGCGTCGCCATGAAGGTCTTGCGGAATTTGAACACGTGAAACCGCGTTTCGATGGCAGCCTGCTCACCAGTCAGCGACGGGTCTTTGTTGAGGTTGAACACAAACAAAGACGACGGAACAAACTGAGATTCCTGTACGCCCTTCAGCTCATATGACAGCTCCTCGCCGCTAATGGCAGCTTTTAATGATTGCAGGTTGTCAATACTGACAAACTGCGAGTTTTCACTTGACCAGTTCACTGATGCACCACGCAATGGCGCAATAGGAAACTTGCGTCCTTGGTCGTATTGGCGGAAGTCGGCTAGCGTGCAGCTGGTGAAATTACGACTGCCGAGGGTGTCGCGCAGTGCCGTGCGGATGGTGTCTTTGCCGTTGCTGCCCTCACCGATCATCAGGACAGCACGCGGTCTGCCACGTGTGGCGCGGTATTTGATGAGGTCAAGTCCGCTGCCGAGGATGCGTTGCAGCGTGTCGCGGTCGCCAGGCTCTACGGCTTCAAGCAGCCGCCATAGGTGCTGGGCATTGGCTTCTGGGTCATAGTCGTAGGCAGTGACGTAGGTGAAGGCAACCGCTGGATCATGCGGTGCAAAAGTCAGATCCAGATTGCGGCCAGACCATGACCACGACACGACGCCATTGCGGCAGTTGATGGCATTAGCTGGGTTGACCTCAACCGGCTTCAGTAGCCGGCGCATCCATTGCAGCGCTTCATCCACGTATCGGGGCCTGCGCCATGGGTAAGTGGTGGCACCTTGCTGGTTAATGACGTGCAGCATGGATAGAAACGCTGCAAGCTTGGGTGCTAGCTCTTCATCGGGCTTGGCTTGGTAGTGCGTGCCATTCCATAGGTGGAGAACGCCATCCACGCAAATCCAACGCTCCTGTGGATGGCAGAAGACATGCTCTACGGCAAGCTCCAGCCATTCGGTGCCGGTCTTGTCGTAGAGCTGCAGATTGACCGCTTCGCCATCAGCAGCAGGCTGAGTTGGCTGCTGGCGTGAGCGCGGCATAGGCGTTGCTGGACGCCATCCGTGATGCCGCGCCCAGTACCAGAACGTGCCGGCGCTGATGCGATCACCACCTGATGCGGCGATCTGCTGCAGCCCTTGCCATTGCGGGCTGTGCTGTTGCATCAGATCAATGGCTAGATCAGCGCTACCGCAAGCTTGAATCAGACCCCAAAAGATATTGCGGTAGATGTGATAGGTGCCGGACCCTGGTACGCGAGGCGGTATAGCGGCTAGGGCTTCACGGATTTCGTCGATGCCCCGCTCGGCAGGCTCGATGTAACGCTCCGCGGGTTTTTCGTGCTGGTAGTAAACCTCATTGGGCAGCACCGCTTCAATATCAGCAACGCTGTAGCGATGGCCTGCGCTGGTGACCATGCGGCACATCTCACCAAGGCTGCCATCAGCTTCGGCGTAGTAGCTGCCGGGTAGCCGCATGACGCGGGATGAGTTCTTGATGCTGCGGTCTGCATCGCAGTAATCAAGCAACCGCCCTTGCACTAGCTCCCAATGGGCTGGTGTGATCGGGTCTGCTAGCACCCAATAGCTGTGGATGGATTTGCCCCCGGTATTGATCTGGAAGGTGGGTTC